TTAATTTAATTGATTTTGTTTTTCGTTAGCATCTATCCATTCCTTCATTTCTTTTAATTTTGCATCCCACGAAATTTCATTTTCGTTTATTGCTTTTTCATAGATGTCTATTAAGCATTGTTCGTCACCCATTAATTTTTTATTGTTATTTCTTTGTGCATCAATAAAAGCATCAATATGATAAGTCCTAAGATTTGCTAAATAGTTATCTAGATTCATAAACTCATCTATCTCTTTTGAAATTCGTGTAAAATCTTTCATTTTTATATTCCTTTTATATTGAAGTGAGAAATCTCATTTCTTGTTATCATTATATCGTCGATTTTAAAAAGTGTTAATCTTGCGCCACGTAGGCTAGTATTAATTTCTTAAAATATATTGTTTTTTCTTTTTGCCCCTCTTATTGATTTCCATTATTTCTTCAACGCTATAAATATCCGTCATTTTTTGTTCAAATTTCAGATATTCTTTATCTGTAAGATATGTAATTTCTGTGTAAGGAACTGGAATATTAAAAGATGTGCGGTTTTCGTTTATTCCATCATCTCTTAAAAAAACGTTATAACCATTTTTTATAAAAATATGTCTTAAAATTGGCATGTGTATGTGCATCTTAATATCCTTTTATTTTAGATAGCGACTTGCTATCTCTTATATATAAGTATATCAACCGACAAATAAAAACATAATAATCCGCCGCGCAGGCTAACTAAAATAAATTATTTTCAGACTTGCATTAGTAATAAATATTTTTGCTGATACACTGTAAATATGCTCCTACATATTATTACCACCTGGTAATAATATAAGGCGTGTATCAAAAATAATTATCATTGCAAGTCAAAAAAAAGGAATATTAAAGATGAACGATCAATATGAGAAACTAAAAGAATACATAAAAGCAATACCAGAAAACGACATATCAACTAAAACAAAAACAGATTACATAAAGACATATACAAGACTTTTTAACAACGACAAAACACCTTTTGATTATCCTAGAAAATCGACACACTATAAATACAGAGCGTCCTTTATCTATGCAAATACTGTATTGGCTAAACTAAAGATTTCTGAAATAGAAGGGGAACTTGACGAAATTAAAAAGAAAAAAGAAATAGAGGAATTTAAAAGCATTGTTAATCTTTTAAAGTCATATCTTGATGATGACCATATTATTTACAAAAAAAGCGTCGTACAAAAAAGTTTATCGAAAAAATTGACCATTGCTAAACTAAATAAAAGCTGGTCCACACTAATGTTTGAAAAAATGAACGATAGTAAATATTTAATGGCGTTATCAGTTCTATTTTGTACCGGATGCAGGTCAATAGAGCTCGTTAGTGGCGTTAAAGTTAAAAACGACAATGAGGGGTTAACGTTTACTATTTGTGGAGCCAAGACGCACGCGGGTGGGAAATACGGACAAGAGGAGCGCAGTTTTACTATGTCCTCAGATAATGAACATTATCAATATTTAAAAGATAATATTAATGGTGAAGCAGTTATTAAAATTGATAGCGGAAAATTGTTAGGTGAGCAAATACGACGCAATTCTAAAATAATAATGCCAAATTCAAAATCTTATATTTCACCTTATACATATAGACATAATTTTTCAAGGATGATAAAAAACACCGGATTATCACATGAAGATACGGCTCGTTGTCTTGGACACTGCAACGACAAATCTCAAACTTTTTATTCAAGAAGTAGCTGTAAAAAAGATAATGGCGATTTTAAAATATTCAATATAACGGCCACTAAATCAATAAAACATGTAGTTAATAATTCATACATAAAATCATCGGCAACAAGTGCGCCGTGCATTTAGTCAATTATTATTAAAGGATGTTGATATACCAACATCCTTAAAATATTAACCACTTATATTTCCTCTATCTATTAACAATATGAGTGTTATGTTATAACATAACACTATAGAAACTAAATTGTTGTTAATATAAAAAAGGAAATATAAATGTTAAAAGTTAATGTAAGTGATACGTTTGTTGAAAACAGATCTGGAATATCTAAAAAATCAGGCTGTAATTATTCCATGAATTTTCAAGTTAATGTTTTTATAGAATTGAACGGTGAATTAAGAAAATTCCCATTGTTTTTAGAAAATGGTCAGAAGCCTTATGAGCCTGGTATGTATTTGCTTGATCCCTCCGCCATGTTATCGCTAAATAATTTCGGCTCTTTAGTTGTAACGCCTTTTGCTCAACCTGTTTTGGTTTTAGAACAAAAAAAAACAGTTTAAGCCCATCCCCCCAATTCTGGCGGTTATTTAAAAAATAATCGCCGAATATCTCCCGCCCATTTTTGGGTTTATTTTTTATTGGAATTACTGTTATGAATATTTATCAAAAAAGTGCTGTTGTTACTGCTATATCTGTTTTTACTATTCCTGCTTTCGCGTTAGATGCTGGCGTTACTGCTGCTTTGACTACCGCTGGTGTTGATATTGGTCTTGCAGGTGCTGCTGTGTTGTTAGTTTTAGTTGGTATTAAAGCTTTTAGATTGTTACAAAAAGTTCTTTAATTTTTAAAGAATTTCAGGTGCTGGTAATTGTGCCAGCACCTTTTTTTGGGAGATAAAAAAATGGCTGTATGTGTGACCGTTGGTGCTGGTTCAGCTCTTCTTTTATCTTCTACTCCGATCAGCTCTTGTTCTGATTATATCTTGTACACAGCTGTTGAGTTAAGTCCTGTTGTATCTCAGTCTGATGCTATTCAAGCTTCTACTCTTGTCGTTGTTGCGTGGGCTATCGCTTGGGGTCTTAGGGTTGTTAGGAGGGCTTTATGATTTTAGATTTTTATACTTTTGCAATCGTTTTAGCAGTATTGGGTTCAGCATGGATAACCTTTCAAAATTAATAATATTATCTTTAATATCATCTCCTGTATTTGCTGCTGTACCGCCTATAAATTTGATTAAATCAGCTGGTTCTGGTCCAGCTACTAGTTATAGGTTTGGTCCTGGCGGTGATGCCGTTTCATCTTCTATACCTTCTACGGGATTACCTTTGATAAATGGTTTTTCTGTTGTCGATAATTTGGCTGGTGGAGCTTCTTATTTAACTGAGATGGCTCCTGTTGTTGATGGCGTAATCATGAAAGTTGAAGCTACTCAAGATATATCAATTGCATCTCTTGCTTTAAATGTTGCTGATTTTGTCGTTAAGACTTTGTTAGTTAGTCCTGCTGCATCATTTGGTCAGTCTTTGTCGAAGTATCTTAGTGATAATGGTGTACTTAAAGATCCAACAACTAATCAGTATGGTTCAAAAGTTCAGGATTTATCTGTTGATTGTCAGGGCTATTCTGCTCATATGTCTGGATGTTCGGCTCAAGGTAATGGTGTTAGTACCTGTCAGGGTTATTGGGATAGTTGGCATGCTGCTCGCGGTCTTGCTTGCATGGGTCCTCCGCCATGGTCTGTTGGCTCTGGTGTTGGTTCTGATATTTTTACGCCAATGACTTCTGATGGTATCAGAGGTTCTCTTGCTGGAAAAAATCCATCAAATCCCTCTGGTGTTATCAGTGATATTTTAAAATCTGATCCGACAGGTTCTTCTTTGCCTGCTCCTGACGGCCCTTTAGATCTTTCACTTCCTACTCCATCTGTTTCTAAACCCTCCGTCCAAACTGTTACTCCCGATGGGAAGGTTCAGACTAAAACAGATACAGTTAGTCTTACTAAAACTTCTCCTAGTACTTTTGACGCTATAGTTAATTCTGCTGTTCAGACTGTTTCTCCTGATGGTACTACGACGACTGCTAATACTTCAAATGCTCCCGCCGAAACCACTACTGTTGGCAAGACAGATTGTGAGAAGTTTCCTAATGACATTGGTTGTAGCGAATATGGAACTGCTCCAACTCCAGATGTCATAGAAACTGTTGAAAGAAAATTTTCTTTAAGCCCTACGTCCTTAGGTTCAGGTTCTTGTCCAGCTCCCAACATTGTTCATCTTTCAAAAACGACTCTGACTATGAGCTACCAGCCTTATTGTGATTTTGCGTCGATGATCTCTCCTGTAGTGATTGCAATGGCTTGGTTTAGTGCGGGCCTGATTGTTTTATCGCCAATTAAAAATTCATAAGGAAATCTCATGCCCACGACTTTAGCCACTTTTTTACTCGCTATCACTTCATCAGTCGCGGCTCGTGTAATGACTTCGCTTGGTCTTGGGTTTATTTCTTATGCATCTTTGAATACGCTTGCATCATCAGTCGTTTCTTCAGTGACATCGAGTTATCAATCCATGGGAGCTGTTCCTTTGGCAATCGTTAATTTGTCTGGTTTTGGTACTGCTTTAGGAATTTTAACTTCCGCCATTGTTGTCCGTGCATCTCTTTTATCGATAAAGCATATAGGAATAAAATAATGATCACGTTGATAACTGGAGGCCCAGGAACTGGAAAAACTGCTTGGATTGTTGATAATCTTGTAAAAATACAAGAAACACAAAAATTTAGGGCCCTTTATATTCACGGTATTAGAAACCTGAAAATTCCTCATACAACTATTTTTTGTCATTCTGAACTTTGTGATTTATGTAGATCTTATGACAAAATTCCTGATGATGCACTTTATGTCGAAGATTGGCCAAAATGGAAAAAAACTTATGATTTGATTGTCGTCGATGAATTTCAGCGTGTGTGGAAAGCTTCAAGTGGTGGAAAGATTCACGACTCAATTTCCATGTTAGACACGCACAGGCATTACGGTATTGATTTTTGGCTCATAACACAGAGTCCAAAATTGGTTCATACTAACGTTAAGGCCATGGTCGGTAGGCACATTCACCTATTGGCTAAATGGTCGGGTCGCACGGAATATGAATGGTCAGAGTGTCAAGACAACGTTAGTTCTAAATCTGGTGCAGTAACGCGATCTTATAAATTGCCATCTCGTGTTTATGACCTTTATTCTTCTGCTGAACTTCATACAAAACAAGATAAGCGAATGCCTTTGGCAGTTTACGCTATGATGATTGCTGTTCCGCTTGCTATCGGAATGATTTATTATGCTGTTCACAGAATAGGTCTTAGGACAAAACCCGCCGAAGTTCAGATGTCAAGCGCTGCAGGGGGCGCGGCGACGCAAGGAGCGGTGGCTTCTGCTGCGCCTGTTAATGCGTATCCAGATTTTACTCCTAAGATCGATGGGGTTCCTGAATCCGCTCCTGCTTATGCTGCTCTTTTAAAAGTTACTTCTGTTCCTACCCTTTTAACATGCGTTAAGTCGGAAACTAAATGTAGATGTTATACAGATCAAGCAACTATTTATCCAACAACGCTCGAATATTGCACAAGTGTTGTAGACGCTAGACGTTTTAATCCCTATGTTATTTCTAAGTCTCTCCCGTCTTCTGAAAAAGGTTAAATTTTCTTTCCGCTCATTAATTTACCTTATGTTATTCTTTTAATGCGCCTTCATTTATGAGATGATACGCAATAAAAATAACCAATAAGGTCTCATAACACATTGATAATGAAGAAGTTTAGCTTTATAGACTTATTTGCTGGAATTGGTGGTTTTCACCAAGCTGCTGCCTCTAATGGCGGTAAGTGCCTTTTTGCCTGCGAAATTGATAGTGCAGCAAAAGAAGCTTATGAAGCAAACTATGGCATTAAGCCCCATGGTGACATTACTCAAATTGATATAGCGCAAATACCTGAGCATGATCTGTTATGTGCGGGCTTTCCATGTCAGCCGTTTAGTATTATCGGAAGTAGACAAGGTTTTGATGATATTAGAGGTACATTGTTTTTTGAGATAGTCCGTATACTTGAGGTCAAAAAGCCTCAAATGATTGTCCTTGAAAATGTTAAGCAATTAGCGACACATGACGATAAAAAAACAATTACTAAAATTATTAGCACATTAAATACGCTGGGTTATAAAACTGATTGGAAAGTTTTAAACGCTCTTGATTATGGTTTGCCTCAAAAAAGAGAGCGCACCCTTATTGTTGGCTTTTTAAATCATGACGTATCTTTCAATTGGCCTGAAAAGATTAAAAAATACAAACCGCTTTCAGAAATTCTTGAGAAAGATATTGATGAAAAACATTATGCAAGTGATCGGATAGTAGAAAAGCGGCTGGCTAAACATACTAGCAATCACAATCCGTCTATTTGGCATGAAAATAAGAGCGGACATATTTCAAGTTATCCATTTTCCTGTGCTTTACGTGCTGGAGCTTCATATAATTATCTTTTAGTTAATGGAGAGCGTCGTTTAACACCAAGGGAAATGCTTAGACTTCAAGGTTTTTCAGAAAAGTTTAAAATCGTCTGTACAGACTCACAAACAAGAAAGCAGGCAGGGAATGCTGTGCCTGTTCCTATGATCCAAGCAGTTATTAAAGAGGTTTTGAATGCTTCCGCCCAAGTTGCGCGACACCAAACACAGGACAAACACCGAGCTATATCCGTTAGGGTGCTTTCCGGAAGCAGTGATTTACGAGATCAGTCGTTGGCTTATATATAATTTTGCCACTGGTAAGGCAAATATTAGCGGTGAGGACTGGGGTGATATTTTTGCAAAAGCTATTGATGGAGTGCATTTAGCAAGCCCTGTCGGGTTAGCTGATGTTGTTATTGATGGTCAAGCCTGGTCGGTAAAAAGTGTACAAGATTTAAAACCTCACGAATGTAAATCATTGAGGGTAATATCTGGAAGAAATTCACCAGATTTTTCATATGGTATAGAAAACCCACATCATGATATTCAAGCGACAGGAAATGCTGTGTTGGGTATTTGGAACGAGCGCGTAAATATTGCATTAGATCGTTTCGATTATTTAAGGACTGCAATTCTTGTAAGGAATGTAAACACACTTGAATTTACTTTGTTTGAAGAAGAAACTCATCGGTTTAATACGAATGAATATCGTTGGGAAATTAATAAACGCGGCAATTTTGAAGGCTTTGATAAGACCAATAATCAACATAAATTTACTTGGCAGTCTCATGGTGCACAATTCACTATAAAATATAAAGTTCCTGCTTCAGCAGTACGCTTTCAAATTAAACGTCCGCCTATTTTGGATTTTGAAGATACCATGACTCAAATTGGCTTTCAAAATGACTGGGTTGTTATAAAAAGCTAG